CTACTTTTTTAGACTTTTCAGCATCTTTTCTCCTTTATCTGTCAAACGATACTTTGCTTGCTGGCTATCACTCTCATTTATTTTAACGATACATTTGTGAAAAATTAAATGATCTACTAGGGTAAACAGTCTACTTGCATCCCTGCAAGTAGGTACGCCTGTTGTAGAGATACTTTCTAAAATTTGATAAAGCTTTTCATTAAGTGAAAGCATGTTATTATCCTCTATGTCTATAATATTTTTATTCTTATTATACATCGTTTTTTAGTGATTGCATAAAAAAAGAGATAACCATATTAAATGGCTATCCCTCTATTATTTTATCTAGTAACCTATCTATATTCTTTTGCATGGTACTTCTACCCCTATCGAATACTTTACACATATCATTGACAGTTCTACCCTGTAGCATCATAAAGAAAATGTGTATTTCCTTTTCTGTCCCAACTCTTAATACTTTATCCATTATGTTATTGATACCAGCGACATCGCTTATTTGTGTGTACTGCTGTACTATCGCATCAAAACTCATACCCGTATCACTTTCAATGTTAAAAAAATCGTTATCGCTAATATCTAGATCATCAACATCTATCAGCTTGTGTACTTTATGATAATTCTTTATATACTTCTTTAATGCTTTACGTTCACACGATGCCAAGTTCTGCACCTATTCTTTCAAGTATTAATTTCTTGTGCCTATTTATAGTTCGTTTTGATACATGCATCACATCTTCAATAATATCTATCGGCTCACATTCCCACCATAACAACTTAAATAACTGCTGGCTAGGTAAATCTAAAGCGTTGTACACCTTTGATATAGCGTTCACGATACGCCTAACATTATCTATATACTCTCCCTCTGTTCCAGGATGATAATGTAGCCATTCTGCTAATGAATGATACTGCTTTATTCTAAGTTCGATAGTTTTATAATCATGTTCGGTCAATGGGAAAAACATTATACAGAAAGCACCTCTCTTTGCGTGTGTAACGCTTGTTTTACTTGCTGGGTATGTTTGTATATATTTATTAAATGTTCGCTCTCGCGCGCCTTATTGCGTTCTATACGTGCATTGTTTATTACTTGGTACAAGTCATATTTTAAACGTTCTATCACTTTACTATTGCCATATCTTCCATTGCTGGATAGATAACGTTTAATTTCCCTTTGTTCGTCTTTAGAGTACTGATACAAGCACGTTTTTAATATATGCATATTCTTATTACATTTCTTTTTATAGCGCTCTAGTGCTTGTTTCTGCTCGATTATCCAGCAAACTAATGTTTCGACTGGCGTACCAATAGTTATAACACCTAGCACATCGCTACAAGTCGTGTGACTGACCGAAAGATGATACATTTCATTTATCTGCATTGTCATATAGGCTATATTTAAGCGTATTGTCACTGGTGAGAAGTCTCTCAATAACTGATATTCTGATAACTTGCCATCACTTTTATATGTGAATGTGTGTTCTGCTCTTATTAACTTCATCGGCTCACCTCTTAATATATCTTTTTAATGATGCTGGTATTTGTTTCATCCACTTGTTTCCTGCAATATCTTGATAGTGCTTGTATTGTCTGTAGTACTTCATATAATTGTGCCATGAAATATTGTTGTGTTTTGTTGGGAATTGAGTTGCAAAGCCATTATTTAATCGGAATTTACTATCTACTAACATCCCGTAATACAACATCTTGTGCAATTCATATTCCCACTTTGTTTTAGTCGTCTGTTGTGATAAATAATTGAAGTTCCAGCACTTACGACAAGCCAACACTTTACCGAATAGACTATCACCATTTAGATAGTAGGGGTTGACCGTATAAAGCACGTTACAACGTTTCTTACATTTAGGACAAATAATAAATGCACGAATACCAAAGCCTACCTGCATCCCTTCCATAGTTAAAAAGTGCCTATGGTTGTTTACGAATATTGTTTTATTGAAATACCCTAATACTGCATCCTTAGATTTATCATGTATAGATACTTTGCAAAATGCTAATTCGCTTAATTTAGTCACCTCAACACCTCCCTAAAACACCTAAATAATAAGTAAAAATTAACTTTTATCACTCCCTTAAGGTATATCATCAACAATGACTGTAGCGTTAGGATGATTTGTATTTATATATTTTTCTGTTTCTTCGTTCATGATGCTATCAACGAACACAACACTATTTGTATTTACTTCTTGCTTATCTATCCATAGACCGTAACGCTTACCTAATAACTCGGCTGATCTAATGCGTGCGCTCGTGTCTGCTCTCTTTTCTATCGTCTTTAGTTCCTGCACACCTTTACCAACTGATAATGGTAAAACTTCTATATCTTGTTGCTGTCCTCTTAATACACTTGTAAGGTACTCCAACACTTCTTGTTGTTCTGCAATTTTATTTGATTTCAACAAATTTAACCTCTCATCTATATATTGTTTTATTCTCGTATTTTCTAGCATAATATGGCTGTTTGTTTTTGCGTACTTCTCACTATATCCAGCATTTATACATGATTTATGAGCATTACCACTAATAATATACTCATCTGCAAAGCGCCTTTGTCTTTCCGTCAGTTTCATCTTTTCACATCCTTAAATAGTATTAAAGACCAGCACACCGATAATGGTATGCTAGTCAGTGTTTTTATTGCTGTTCAGCTTGGTATTGTTTTAACTTACTTTGTACATAGTATTCAGGGAACACATCGCGACTCACAATATTTGTGAGTATATCTCGTCTGCCTATATCGTGAAAATGTCCGCCACATTCTACATTTAATGCATAATTATATGTTTTATGTTGATAAGAAATTTCTTCTAGTTGTTTCTTTTTGTTTTCTACTTCTACCCTAGCTTTTAAATAATCTGTTAAAACATCATCATGTTCTTTTCTGTACTCATCTTCTAAACTGTTTGCAATTATAGATATTTCTTTCCATTTCTTAATAATAACTTCATCTTCATTCAGTAATTTCATACTTTCTAAACGCTTATTTTTAGTTTCATATTCTTTTCTTTTGCTTTCATGACTAACAAATAATGCATCTGCTTTATCCTGTTCACCGTTTAATATAAGTGCGTTGTACTCATCTTCAAAATTTTCAAATTCACGTTTCAGATCGTTAATATCTTTTTCAAGATTATTCTTATCATCCATAAAACTATAAATTTCTGATTTAATCTTTTCTATTTCCTGTTTTTTCTCTACAATTTTATTCATTGTTTAACCACCTTTTTTTATTGGAATAAATGTATATTGTTTTTAATTGCCTCTTGTCTTTCCTGGTCATCTTCAATAGCTAGTATTTCTTTTTTTGTAATAGTTGGAATTGTTGCCTCGTCTAATTCCACTGCTTTATATAGCTGTTCTTTCATATCTGTTGGAATACTTAATAAATTGATTGCGTTCTTAATATTGTTAAAGTGCATATTATTATCCTCTTTTCATTTTTTATTAGTAGTAAGCCAGGAGGGTAACCCTCCCAACTACCATTACTGCTTTCTTGCTTTTTCTAACTCTCTTATTACTTCTAATCTATCCCCTATACTGCTAACTCTTGAATATAGAGATGCTTTAGCAAAATAAAAATCTTCTTTACTTCTACAATAAAAGTAACCATTTCTTAATGAATTACTAGCCGACCCGATAGGCTCTTTAAATATAATCACTAGATCATTGATAATAATGTTTAGTTGTCTAAAGTACGTTGTGTCTTTACCAAGTAATGCGACAATCTGCTTTCTCGTGATTGCATCATCTTTACATTCCTTAATGATATTTAATACATCCAAGTGTTCCTGGCTTATCTTTGCATCTAGTTCTAATGTTTCTTGTTTTAACATATTTTTGTTCTCCTTTTTATGAATGTTTTTATATGACAATTCCAGAAAGGAGGTGATCCAATACAATATATAAGGGTATCTAAGTCTTATATAAGGTGAGGGGGTATCTAATCCCCTCTACATATATAGTTTAATCACATATAATGTTTAGGTGACTTCGTACCCTGTAGCTTAAATGCATGTACGGGATGCATACATAAATCTTTTATACACATAATCATGTTTTGGTATCGTTATTAATCTAAGGAGTGTTCATAATAACAGTGAATTACCAACGGGAATGGTAAAAAAATGACATACATCAGACAGTTTAGCCACTTAATTATGTTTTGGTGGGTTACGGGTTACGGTTTCTTATATATAGGGTTACGGGTAAAACCGTAACCGTTAAACCGTTGATACATAAGGCTTTAAAGCCTATTTTTATTAAAAGTTACGGGGTTACGGGTATTTTTTAACAAAACCATATAAAAATATTAATTACTAACTTTTATCATTTTATTTATATCTTTATTAAATATTTTCCGTAACTTCCGTAACCTATGCTTATAAACGTTGATATAATAGTCTTTTACGGGTTACGGTTTGATTATTAAAAAGCGTAACCAATCCGTAACTTCCGTAACCAACTATGAAAAATCTTGTTTTACTTCTTTAAAGTCAAAACCAAATTCATTGATTGTGCTGTTCTTGATTGCGTATGTTCTGTAAGTCATCCCACTATGTTTGACTATTTTCTGTCTACTATCCTTATCAGCGTACAAGTAACCTCTTGACTGCCACTCTTTTAACGTTTTCTGCAATTCGATTTCTAACAACGTTTTGAGTGTTTGTGGCATTACTGCAAGGAAGTTATCCTTATAAATTCCGACTATCTCCCCTCTGCCAAACTTCTCACCAGCATACAGAATGTTATCCCTGTGACTATCCATGTATTCAAGTACTGATACAAGTAACTCTTTAGGTTTATCAATAGCCTTATTTTGCTCTAGCATCGACTTGTAGGCTTGTTCTACATACTCACTATAGTTATGTTCAAAACCTTTAATATCGTTCAATATAGAGCCTGTGAGTTCTAGTAATGCAAAGGCTCGTGATAATCTTTCCAACACTTCATTATTATTAGATTTACTATGATATTTCTTAGATATATCCTGGTAGTGATCTACATATAATTGTTTGTTGTCTGTAAAGTGCTTATAAAATGCAATTCCTAAAGTGCCATAGTTTGTAGATATGGCTGTATAGAGTTCGTTAAAACGCGGCTCTTTAAATGGCTCATCCTCTAGCGTGATTGCTCTAGCACCTGCACCACCTCTGCCACCACTATACTCACTTATGGCATTTTCGCCAGTAGATATTAAAATCGACTGCCAACTATTCTCTTTGTTGATGCTGGTAGTGTTCCCTCTGCCTTTATCGTGTCCGACTGAATGGCTATAAATCACATTCTTAATGACATGAGGGTTGCCTGCTCGTGTATCATCTAGCAACAAAGGGAATGAATTATAAAATGATGCTTTACGTTCTATTGCGACTTGCGTTGAGTTCCAACTGTTTACAAGTTCACCAGTTCCCCAGCAACTCGCAACAAGTTTTAATATAGTTGTCTTACCTGTAGACGTTTTACCACTTAAATCAAGTATAAATGGCTCGATATCAAGTTCTTTAAGCAATACGCTACCTAATGCACCATAAAGCGTAACAACTGCTGTAGGCTCATCTCTGATGAGATTGAATACATTCTTTTGATAACTTTCTAATGTTCCTTTGCTTTTAAATGCATCTGCCATTTTCTGATATGATGCATCCTCGATAAATAGCTTTGTATCATTGTCTTTTGAATTAGGAATGATAAAGTTATTCTTTATGTGTCCGATGCGTGTTGATGCTGGTGTTTCAATATATTCATTTACTGCCTGCATCAATGAAAGAAATAACATGATGCTTTTATAGTTGTTATCCGATACATCTAAACCATAAGTAGATAATTCTAGTAATTCTGCTTTTCTTGTGAGTGTCGTGGCTTTAACTCGCTTATTTATACGCTTGCCACCATCATTGAATGAGATCACATAGAAAAGTGCATCGGTTTCAATATCTCTATATTTCCCCTCAATTCTCGGGAAGTTCTTTGCTACATATTCATAGTTCGGTATTTGTTCGCCTGTATCTTTATCTTTTGTAAAACTCTTTACTACAGACAAAGCACCATTATTATTTATGTTAAATTTGTTAGGAATAATCTCTTGCGTGTTTGTTTCTTTTTGTACTTGCATCAGTTCCGATGCTATTTTTTTGAGTTGTTCGGTTTCTGCGATATTAAGCACCTCCCTGTCTGCGTTTTAATTCTTTAGTAATTATTGATCTAACAGTTCTTTCAAATTCCTTTAGTTGTAAAGGTGGCTTGTTGCTGTCATTCCAGGTAGTAAGCAAACCGATAATAAGGTTTATATCTACATTCTTTCGCATAAGGTGTCCTGTGATGGATGCTAAAGCATTATTTCTGCCATCTCCATCAGTTAGACCACCATATCCAATAGCATCCCAATGACTGCTGTCACGTTTCATACTTGAATAATCAATACTGGTGGTTTCATCAACTTCTAATCCAGCTACTAGCTTTTCAGTATCAAGAAAGTAAGTATCTTGATACTCAAATATAAACTCGCTTTCTTTAGTCTTTAATGATGTTCTAGCCATACACCTAGACCAATCAAAAGCGTTATCATCAAAGGATAGTCCTAATTGCTTTTCAAATAGCTGTAAAGCTGGTTTATAGTACTTCTTTGTTATCGGTTTATCTAATGGTATTATCAAGCGATAACGTGGTGCGTGTGGTTCATGGTTGTGGGTAGTGTATAGAATGTAAGAAAAATTAAACCTCTCTTTCAATTCATCTATAACCGTTGTTCCTGGCTCTAGATCATCAATATCTATAGTGAGTGCATGACGACTTATCATATTAGCATCATTTCTGTGTTTATCTTCTTTCATATCGCCAATAATAAAAGTAAAGTTGGCATATTTATCGCTTGATATAATAGTCGTTTTTAGCCATTCAATTAACTTATTGAATGTTACCGACTCACTACCTATATAAGAGTTAGAATATTGATTTTTATATACATTCAACATCATTTTCGTGTTATAATTAGTTGTATCCACTTAATAAATCGCCAACTTTCTTATATAATATACAGTTGAACAATTTGATTATTGTTCGTTCGTTGCTGGTACTTCATCACTCGCCAAAGTGTTACGTGAAGTATCGGCTTTTTTTATTTCATCTTGTAATCTCTCTACTGATTTCCACACATCACTGATCACTGTTGAAAGGATAAATAAGTCCTGCGTTTGTTCTTCAGTCATCGTTCTTAACGTAAAGTTCTCTTTAATCCAATTTTGTTCTAATCTATCTTCTGCATCTTCTAAATTGCTAAATACTAAATTATTAAGTGCATCTACCTTTAATTTGAGACTTTTCACATCTACTAATACATCGTTTAAGTTTGTCATTTTATTTTCTCCTCCATATTTACTATTTCAACTAATTTATTACTTACTGCTTTAGCGACAACTCGGGCATATTCCAAAGGGTCTAACTCTACTTGAAAGATAGTGTTATCCAAAGTGAGTGCTGTCTCAAATAAATCTGCATCATTATTAGTAATTGTTTCTAAAACATCTGCTAGCTTGTAAATTTCTTTGATTTGTTGTTCTGTCATTTTACTTTTCCTCCTACATCCATTTTTTATCCTTACTGGCGATATACTCATCCAGGACACGTAAACGCACTAACTGAAGTGTTGGTGACAAGCTAACTCTAATATGCTCGTAGCCTGTTTCTTCTGCTGTTTGAATAATTCTTAAAGCAGTTGAGCGACTTACACCAAGATATTTCGGAATTGCTGACAACTTCGCATATTTCGGCTCAAAATTTTTGATGCCTGCATCACTCATGATGGTTTCGTTTACTTTAGGTTCTAGATCCACAACTTTCATTTTTAGTCCTCCTATTCGATTTCAAAAATTTTTTCTACTGGTACTTCTAAAAACTCTGCTATTCTAAGAGCAAGTTTTTTAGATGGTGAGCGTCTATTGTTAGCAATCAAACTTAAATATGAACTTCCTACATTCACATTTTTAGATAAATTGGTATAATTCATCCCTTTTTTAAGCAACAAAATCTTTAATTCACTGCCATTAGTTTTAATCATATTAGCCCTCCTTTCTGTTACAAACTATTTAATAGTTAGTAACTCATATGTTCATTTTAGCAATTATTATATAAAAGTCAATAGTAACTAACTATTAATTTTTTGGTGACTATGTTAACATGAAAATATATTCGTAAAAAGGAGAAAACTATGAATACATTAGGAAACTATTTAAAAGCATATAGAGTAAAAAATGACTTGACTACAAGACAATTAGGAGATTATTTAGATGTAAGTTCGAGTTATATTACACAGTTAGAACATGGCAAGAGAATGCCTTCAAAATTAAAGTTATATGAAATACTTACTTACTTCACTGTGAATTTAGGTGTTACTGATCTTCCTATCGAAGAAATAATAAAAGATTATTGTAATAACAAAAAAGTAACGTTCGATACCGTTTATGATGAGTACGTTATATATGAAAAAAATATAAAAAAAATGAAATATGAGACTCTTTATGGAGATAATAAAGATAGTGAAAAATTACATAACGCCCAAGTGAAAATACACAAAGATGAAAACAAGATAGTAATTATAGAAGAACCATATTTTAATTTAGCGTGGTTATTATCGCAAGATGACTATGAAGTGTTTTTTTTAGATGAATTTAATACGCAAAAAGAAGCACGATTTGAAGGTGAAATACCTATAATGAACTCGATATATGGGTCAATACTAACTAAAGAAGATAAAAAAATGATATATGAAATCTTAAAACAAGTATTCAAACATCGTCTTAAAGAGAGAAATGATTTTGTTCATGGAATTAACAATAAGGAGGAATAACAATGTTTATAGAGCCATTCATAGATAAGCATGGCAAACAGAAATATAGATATGTACAACGTTATAAAGACCCTCTAACTAACAAATACAAGCGTGCATCTGTTGTGCTTAATAGGAATGGTAAGCAGTCACAAAAAGAGGCGCAAAGGCTTTTAGATGCAAAGATAAATGAAAAGATTAAAGAGTTATCTACTGATGATATTAAAGATATGACATTTCACAACTTATTAGATGAGTGGTACAACTACCATAAAGCTACATCAGGTAATAAAGTCACATCGTTAGAAACACTCTCTTACCACGTCAAGATGATTAAAGAGGCAATAGATAAAGATATATTACTTTTATCAGTAAATAAGAAGATTGCACAATCTGTAGTGGATAAAGGAATAGAGAAAGGCATATCAGATAGAGGGATAGCAAAAAGATATGGTACTTTTAAACGTGCCATGCATTATGCTAATGCACAATACAATATAGGTGATTTATCATACCTGGAATATGTGACAATTCCTAAGAAGTTTAAAACTAGAGAAGAAGTTAAAGCTAAAGAAGAAAACTATTTAACTCTAGATCAAGTAAAAGAAATATCTGAATATCTTATAAATGAATCAAATAACAAAAAGTTTGCTACTGGTAAAAGAAGTGTTTGGCTTGCTGGTAACATAGCATTGTTTCAAATGCTTACTGCCATGAGGATTGGCGAAGTTCTAGCCATAGAGAATGATAGCATTGATTATGATAATAAAACGCTCACTATCGACGGTACAATTTTATGGACTCGTAAGGATGATATTATAGGCTTTAAAGACACAACAAAGACCGATGCATCTAATCGTATTATTAAGTTAGATGATACATGTATCGACATATTAAAAAGAATACAACTAGAAAACAAAAAATTAAAACAGTGGGATAGCAATTACAACGATAGAGGGTTTGTATTCACCAACTTAAAGGGTAACCCTACTAACTATGTGAATGTTAGTAAGTACTTGCAAGAGGGCGCTAAAGCGTGTGGCATTGATAAACATATATCTTCTCACACCTTAAGACATTCAGGCATCACTCTATTAGCTGAATTGAATGTACCACTTAAACAGATTATGCAACGTGTAGGACATTCAGACTATAGAACAACAATATCCATTTATCAAAAAGCAACTGCAAAAATGGAAGAAGATACAATTAATAAATTAAATGCACTAGCTTAA